CCCCGCCCAGAGAAATCACCTGATCGAACAGGCGGCTGCTGACGTTCGGCTTGAGATTCATGGCCTGCTCGTAGGTCATGGCTGGCGCCCCGTCCGGCTCGCAGAGGCTGGCCGCAATCAGCTTCGCCATGCTGCCGGCGCGCACGTCCTCGTCTTCCGATGCCTCGGCGATCTGGAACTTGCGGAACATCGAAACCGGCAGCTCGCGGAAATACAACTCGTGTTCGGAGCCGTCTGCGAGCGTGACGGTGCGCTTGTGGATCTCCGTCGAGACGAAGAAGGCGGCGTACTTGCTCATGCCGTCAGCAGGTCCCAGGTCACCGGGCCGCTGCGCTGCAGCGTGATGGTGCCCTTCCAGATGTCGTTCGCGCCGATGTCGATCGTCACGTCGGCCACGTAGGCATTGAAGATGGCCGACACGCGGCCGGTGACGGCCTGCATGACTCCGCCGACGGCGGTCGGTGCCGTGGCCGCGTCCGAGCTGTAGATGCCCCACGAGACGGTCTCTCCGGACGCCTTCAGCGCCAGCACGTCTTCGTGGCTGACCTCGCCCTTGTGCACGTTGAAAGGGATCGTGACCTGGCCGGGCGTGCCAAGGCCGCCGGTGAACTGCTTGTCCTCGGTGTCGTCGAGGCAGGTGGTCTCGATCTGGTCGCGCGTGCCGCCCAGGCCGCTCACGCCCGTGGGGCAAACGATGCGGGTGACCGCCGTCGGGCCCGAAGCGTAGTACAGCTGCGTGCCTTGGCTCTTGATGGTGGGTTCCATGGTGCTATTCCTTCGCGGAAAAAGAAAGGCCGCTCAAGGCGGCCAAGGGTTGGGAAAGCGGTGCGCTCAGTTGCGCGAGAGGATGAAATCGAAGGCGAAGCCAATGCGATAGCGCTTCGTCTCCGGGTTGCGTTCGTTGGCGGTGTAGGCCACGCAGTGGGCGGCAACCTCCAGGGCATTGCGCACCGCTTCCGCCAGTTGCTCGATCTGCAGGTCGCCGTCGGACCAGCAATCAACGTGCACGCGCCAGACATCGGAGTCCGCGCCGTCGAAGGTGTTTTCGGGGGCGCCGGCCGGGGCACTCCACGTCACGTAGGGCGCGAGAACGCCCTGCGGCGCATCACCATGCCGAAACACGCGCACCGGGTCGGTAATGGGGTCGGTGCCGGCGCCGATCAGCGCGGTGACCGCCGGCGAGGCCTTCAGCAGGTGCAGGATCTTCGGCAGCATCACTTTGCTCCCCGCTCTGCCTTGCGGATTGCCCGCTGCAGCCCCTTGCCCAGTTCATCTACCACTGTGTTCAGCGCGCGCTGCCTGGCACTCATGAACGCTGGCGTCATCCAGGGCTCGGCCGGCTGATGCTCATCGCCAAATTCAAGCCACCGCCCCGTCATCACCGCGGTCAGCGGCTTGCCGCCCTTCTTGTTCAACCGGTCGCCGTACTTGCGCCCACGCGCGATCAGCACGCGGTAGCGCTCAGCGGCGCCACTGCGCTGCGGGTTGGGATCGCGGCGCACGACGATGGCCTTGGCCAGCACGTCGGTGTTGGCGTAGCCCTCACCGATGCTGTTGCGCGTGACCTTTCGGACGTTGGCCTGGGCCTCCTTCTGGATCACGTTTCCACCCTTGCCCAGCGCCGGCGCGACGATGCCGCCCTTCTTGCTCACAATGGCCGGCGGCAGCGAACGCATGCGCTCGAGCACACCGTCAAGGCCGTGCAGGGTCTGGGTGTCAGCCATCGAGCCCCCCATTGCCGGCCTGCGGCTCCGGATCTTCGTCGTCGTCGGACGGCTCAGGCCGCAGGCTGGCCATGTACGCGCAGCGGACCGTGACCGGCTCGCCCAGTGCGAAGCGCACTTCGAACCACTTGGCATGCTTCGGCACACCCAGGCGCTCGGCCAGCAAGTCGCGCAGGTCTGCGCCCTCCCCTTCCGTCGGCGTCATCACGTCAGCCATTGTTTGCTCCCGTCTCGACCGCCAGGTCGACGAACTCGCGCCCCTGCAGGTCGACCAGGATCGCGGTGATGTTGAAAAGCGTCGTCTTGCCGTTGGAGGCGTAGACGACGCGCCAGCTGTCCTCGATGTCGTCGCGGAAGCGGATGCGGATCGAAGCCTTGGCGATGGCCGTCGGCGTGGCCGCCTTCACGGTCTCGGTGCCGTTTAGGTAGCGGATATTCGCCCACACCTTGGCGACCTCGACCCACGTCTCGACCCGGGCTTCGGTGGCCTGGTCTTGAGCCACCACCAGGCGCTGCAGCGACACCCGGCGGTTCAGGGTTCCGGCGTCGAGCGTCATGCGATTGCCGGCGTGCGCAGGCCGTACAGCAGCGCAGTGACAGGCCGCGGCAGAAAGCCCTGTTCGTACTCGTGGTCCTTGTCGTTGTCGCGGGCCCGGTATAGGTAGCCCACCATCAGCAGCGTCGCGGCCTGCACCTCGTACAGCACCTGATCGGTGTAGACCGGCTTGCCGTCCTCGTCGAACACCGGCTTGCCGTCTCCGTCGACCTGCTGCACCAGGTGGTTCGCGCCCTTCAGGTAGCCCAGCACCGAGCCCGAGGCGGCGTGGATCTTCAGCGTGAGGTCAGCGTCATCGTCGGCCGAATCGCGGCGCAGGTGATCGGAGGCCTGTCCGAGCGTCACCAGCATCGTCATACCGAAACCCCCTTGCCTGCGTCCCGGCCACGCTTCACGGCCAGGCGCCAGCCGTCGCAGCCGGGTTCGCCGGGCTTGCCCAGCGGCGCATCCTTCTGCGCGATGAAGAACGAGCCGCCCCAGGTCACGCCGTCGCCGGCCTCGTAGCCCTCCTCCGCGCGGAAAACGCCCTTGTCCACCAGCGCGGCGACCTTGATCGACTTCGACAACTCGGCGCCGCTCGACGTGCGCGCCACAAGCGTGAACTCGCGTGCGCTCGGCTGCTCGATGCGCAGATCGGCGATGCCATCCACGACGCATTCCCAGCCGTGCAGACCCTTCGTCGTCTCGAAAGAGCGCCAGAGGCCGCCAGCGTGCCGCGCGTAGGTGCCGCGGGGGTAGGCCTTCTCCATGTCGATCTCGGGCTGCAGTTCGAGCTGCAACGCGTCGCGGCCGTGCTCGCCGTCTTTGGCTGGCGGAACGGCCGACATAGCCTTCTCCACCGCTTCGTCGACCATTCGCCGCACCTCTTCGATCGGCACGCTCTGCCCGTCCTTCGGCGCAGGGATCTCCGCAACTGCCTTGGACACAGCCTCGGCGACCACAGGCTCCAGATCGGCAATGCTCACGCTCTCGCCTGGCTCGCCGTCCTTTGCCGCTGGAAGCGCAGAAACGGCGGCCTCGACCATCCGAGCCACCTCCTCGGCTGGAAAATCTTGGCCGTCCCTTGGACGGGGCAGTGCCTCCACAGCCTTTTTCACAGTCTCTTCGATGCTGGGCGACAGAGTCTCGGGAATTCCCTTCACGACCAGATCGAGCTCTTCCATGCGCTTGGCGATGGGCGCAACAGCTGCGCGGATTGTCTGGATGACGATGTCGGCCAGCGCTTTCAGGTCGGCTCGCATTCAAGCTCCTTCGCAATGTAGTCGGCAAGCTCGCGGCGCTCTCCTTCGGACAGCTCTTCGTCGTCGGGCTCCGGGGCCGGCGCGGGAGGTGCGGGCGGCGGAGGCGGCGGCGCGGGTGGCTCGATCTTGTTCAGCCGCACCTGATCCAGCGGGAAGTCCTGCTGCTGCATGTAGACCGTGTCGCCGCCGACCAGCGGCGGCAGGTTGTGATCGGCACGACCCTCGTTCGGCGTCTTCACGCCGCCGCTCACCAGCTTCACGGTCACGTCGGCCTGCGTCGCCTGGTCCATACGCAGCAGGTTGGCGAGATCCAGTTCGGTGCGGTACTCGGCCGGCAGCGAGAGACCATCGTCCAGGCAGGCTTCCATTTCCTCGATCAGCGAATGCAACGCATCGCTGAAATAGATCTGGTTGAGGTCACCCACCTTCTGACCAGCGGGAATGGGACCGCCCACCTTGAAACCGGGGACGTGGAACACCTGCGCCACCATCTCGGCGCTCGTGTTCAGTTGTTCCTTCGTCTGCGAGTCCACTGCAGTCATGCGGATGGGTTCGTACTTCAGACCATCGCCGACGACAGCCACGCGGCCAGCGTTCGCGCCAGTGAAATTGCTGTTCCAATATTCCTTCAGCTCCTTCGCGGTGCCGTCGCTGATGGCGCCAGGAGCCGCCAGGATGCCGCTGGGCTTCGCACCCTGACTGAAAAAGCGCTGAGAGTCCCGAAGGATCTCCAGGCCGCTCGAGGCCGGCAGCGCGGCCGAGAACAGCGGCGACACTCCCACCAGCGGGTGGAACAGGCAGTTCATCCGGTCATGGATGATTTCCGAGGCCGGGACGAAGATGGTGGGGTCCTGCAGGCCCGAAAGGTTGTCCTGCATGAGCTGATAGAAGATCGAGCCGTCCGGCGAGATCATGGGCATCACCAGCGCAGGGTCGAGGATGTACATCCCAACCACCACGCCTCGGCCGTCGCGGACCTTCAGCACGTAGGCATTGCCCCAGATCAGTTTCGAGATGATCCACCACTGCCGAAACTGAATGTGGTTCTGGTAGCTGTTCGGACGGCGCAGGACAGGCGAATAGGCAGCGCTCTGCGCCTCGGCCCAGATGCCGTTTTCGCCCTGCTTCATCAGGCGGGTGCGCAGCTTGCCGATGTCGTTCGAGATCACCGTCACGCACGAGAAAACCGCCGGGTGCGACAGCACCGTTTCGGGCCGGACCTTGATGTCAAGCTGAAAGTAGCCCGGCGGCTGCGCCGGCGTGATGTCGATCCACGCGCCGCTGGCATCCAGCGTGACC